TTTTTTTAATAATGGTTTTTCAAAGTTACCATCATAACTAAACTTCATCACGAATAAGAATAGATGTCCGTATCTTCAATATTAGTCCGAATATTATCATGATAGGCCCAGTCCATCGTATTCTTTGCAATAAGCGTCTCCCATTTTGGAAATCCTCGTAATATCTCATCCGTAGTTATCCCTAATTGCCTCATCTTTCGCAGATCCCGTCTATTAACACGGGAAGCTACATTACGCATCACTTGGCCATAGGGGATTTTCATCCTCTTAACTAACTCCTCGTAAAAGTACCTAAGTCTCTTATAAGCATCATAATTCGATGCATAAGTTCCATATGCGTGTCCTATTATGGAGAGTAAGACATCAATACTATCTCTAGCCTTAGTCTCACGTCCCCACACAGCACGAATAATAAACTCACGACTCTCACGAAAAGGAAGAAAATTGCACTGCCCGGCATCCTTACAGGGGTTTAAGATAAAACTGTGCTTAAGCATGACAGCCCCTCGAGAAGAAATCCACCCGCCGTACACTCGAGAACAAAAGGCTTGTCCAGAATGGATATCACGAATTGTCACACCTAAATACTTCGCACAGAAGGCAGAAAAGTTATAAGCTGAAAAATAACTAGACAGTCGATGCTCACCCTTATTCCATAGATGATCATCTCCATAGACTATCAAAGCTATAAAATCATAGAGAAGTCTTTCTAGCTCTTCTTGATCCTCTGGAGGTGCGGTTGCAACGGTATGAATTCCAAAAAGAAAGAAATACATAGCCATTACCCACGAATCCATATGAGATGTATTGAGACACCCAGAAGGGACACCACCTCTACACCAGACCCAATGATCAGTAAAAATACGCGTCAGACGGGTAATCATATTTTTTAATAACCATTTAGTGATCCGCATCTTAACCTCATAATCTGGAGAGGTCTTATCTTCATGGATGAGCATGGTAGAGAAGTACAGGTTCGTAAAAAATTCTAGAACAGACTGGTCAAATTTCTTTGCGTCTCCTTCTTCTATTGTTGGTTTAAAGCAGTTATCTAATGTTACCCCTAACATCTTAGCCACCTTGTCACCACCACCATGTGAATGCGAATGTCCTACAAGAATAACCCAACCACGCTCTATTAAATGCCGAACGTGCGAAACTAATCGTTCACCAATTATATAAACGGAAGATGGTATAACGAAAAGTCTCAACTTTGCCTTCCAGGACTGATATGTTTCATCATCAAGCTGTTTAACCCAATCAAAGAAATTCTCATCTTTTGGGGTAACACTATAGTACACGGGGGGCTCCTTACCCTCCCGAATCAGATCCATTATAGCGGAGATATCGGCCTCTAATATGTCAAGTTTTTTTCCCACTGGACTCACAATGATGGAATTCTCTAGATCAGGATCGGATATCACAAAAGACGGTCCGAAGTTAATCCCACTACTGGCGCCATGAAACACTTCTTTTATCGGATCGAAGTTCACAACACATTTTTCTTTTCCGAACTCTGTTATCTTCATCTTGTGGTAGAGGAGATCCATCGCAGGACCGACTAAGGGCTTAATCTCTTCAAAAGCAACGGGAGGGACTTGAGTCGCCTGATTCATCAAAACGGTAGCGTCACCAAACTTAAAAGGATACATCCCTGACATGGCTGCTATAACATGAGATCTCCCATTGGTAGTCCCACAAGCCTGATGAAAACTAGAGTACTTCTTCAAAATCATGTGCTTGAGCTGACAGATTGGGTGAGCCTGACCTAGAACATCTCCCTCACTCGGTTCACCTACCAACTCATCCCACCTCTTAGCGGAGAAAACACCACCTCTATCATCTTGGTAGGTGTATGTCTTCTCTACAGTCGGGACTGGCGGAATATCCTTCCAGACATTACGTGCCAAGTCATCACGATCGATGAACTGGGAACCAAATGTCTCCTTCAGTATCCTAACATCGCTATCCAGAAGTGAATCATGCGTATCACGATCGATACCATAATTATCCTTGCACTCCGGCCAATTCGCCTGGCTACGATAGGGGATCGAAGTCGACACCATAGAGTGTTTCTTTAGTAGGTTCCTCTTTATGTACTCAGCCTCCATGTCAGAAGTGGATGGTATTGGAACACCACCCTCTATCCGAAAACTGGTAGCTATAGCAAGAGAAGCTGCATTGAACTTGGCAGTAATGCCTTTAACTGTTGTTGTAAATTCAAAATCCTTTGTAGTAGCATGTATACCCTTCACAGAGAAAGAACAGGAACATTCTTCGTGTGGACATTCCTCATCTGAAAACGTCATTGTAAAGAATTCTCGCATCCTTTTATGCGCGAAAAACCAACGTAATGGAGTGTCTGAAAAA